GCCTGCTCACTCGGTGCCTTGTAGAAATAGAGATAGGAGCCGAACACTTCATCACTACCATCGCCATTAAATACGACTTTGCAGTCGGTCTGCTCCCTGATTGCCTTCGAGACAAGCCAATTGCCTACACTAGCCCTTACTGTAGTAATATCATACGATTCAATATCATTAATTACTTGGGGAATTGCAGCAAAGAAATCATCTGCCGTCAAAATAACCTCTGTATGATCTGAGCCAATATGATTGGCCACCATCTTTGCATATTTAAGATCAGTGCTGCCTGGCATTCCAATACTGAATGTCTTTAGAGCAGGAAGACCTAGTTCTTTAAGATTCTTCTGTACTAAGGCGGCAATGAGACTACTGTCAATGCCCCCACTCAAAAGTGCCGCGCAAGGCCTCTCTGTCATGAGGCGCTTCTTCACAGCCTCTTCTAAGGCAAAGCGCAGAGCGGTTGCTGCGGTCGCAATACCTTTAGGATTCACAGGGCTATACGAAGGATTCTTTAGCCATGGACTCTGATGATATGCATACATCGAAAAATTGGAAGCATCGGATGCCTGAACAGATGCCCAGTGGCCTGGAGAGAATTGCATAACATTTCCGTGCGAAGACGGAATGGCTTTGCGCTCACTTGCAAGTACAATACTATTTGTTAGATGACCGTATAGATTGAGTTTCAGTGTCAGAGCACAAAAGTCATTGACTCCTGAGATACTAAAGTTTTTAACTGACGGCCAGGCTGTAAAGAGAGGGCGAACACCATAGGGGTCACGGCCCCAGAGTAGGAAGTCGCGTTTCTCATCATAGAGAATAATAGCAAATACACCATCGAGGCACCGGAAAAAAGTCTCAGGTGAGTTACGGTGTATCTCATAGAGGGGGCCGAGCACTTCACAATCTGAGCCTGATGGCATAGGAATATTGTATTCCTCTGCAAGTGCCTTTGCGTTGTAGATTTCACCATTACAAATCCATGTAATTCCGTTTTTACTGAACGGCTGCATTCCAGCAGGATTCAGGCCATTAATGGCGAGACGTGTAAATCCGAAGGTTCCACATGACTTTTTTACAATAGCCGTCGTCTCAGGTCCACGGGCCTTGAGATTTGCAACACATTTATCAATGCCCGGACATTGAATAGTGCCGAAACAGGCAAAGATGCCGCACATTTCGTTCTTTCTATAGAATTGAATTTCAGAGTTTTAGATAGAGCGCAATGGACTTTAGCCAGTATATCAAAAATATCCAATCAGGTACTCAGTGGATTAATTATCAGGCTGAGGTCTTGACACCGCAGAGGGGCTATAATAATACGAGTCCTATCAGCACGCTTACAACAGCAACATATAAGTATGCAGATTATGAGCAGCGTGATCTGATTGCGCAAGGTCGGTTTTATCTAAGTACGGTAAATGTCTACACAACGAATGCTCAGTAGGGCTAGTATGGTTGTCTATAAGACAAAGGCTGAGCGTGTTCAAGAAGCAGTGACCTTATTAAAGAAACTTCAGGAACTTGGTATAGTGGTCTCAGATCCCGGCTATAAGCAGGCTAAGGCATTCTTAGATACATGGATACAAGATGGTGAGGAGGCAAATCACGAATTCTGGTTTCCTCGATATGGGCGAAAGGCAGTGATTGACCTACCGAAGCGTGTGGAGCGAGCGGCGACATTGAAACTGCTTGCGCCTGTTGCGGATGCTAACGCCGATGCAGAGGCAGACGCGTGAATCCTTAATAGAAAAACTCATTCATCATAGACAAGAGTCGCTGATGAATGCAGGTAATGCGACAAGTGAAGGGCCGCTCTATGAGCTTGTTTCACGAGGCAATAAAGACGCCTACTTTATTTCAGATGATGCTACTGCTCTTTTTCCATATGATAATCGATACGAGCCACAGGCCGCTGTAATTCATGAACTACGCCGTATCCCGCCTCTTCAGGCTACTGAGTTCGGCCGTTCCATTGAGTTTCAATTTGAAGTCGCTGGAGATGTTGTGATTGAGCCCACACTGGTGATTGACCTTCCTACATGGCTACCTGCGCCACAGGCCATTCTAAATGATAAATCTGTGATTACTGACCTATCAGGTGTCACCTACGGATATACACGCGGAATCGCGTATTTTCTCTTTGAGAAGATTCAGTTTTTCCAGGACAGACTTCTTATTCAGGAATGGAGCGGCGATGAACTCTTTGCGACAACTCGTAGCCGTGGTTCACTCGCTTCCGCTTTTCTGGAGAATGCGTTGACCGGTGTTCATAGTGGTTCGCCCTTGTCGATACAACGGAATGCAACACCTGGCCGCTTGCGACTCGCGTTGCCGCTTGTAGGATGTCAGGATGCGGACGATGGCGGATTTCCTCGTATCTGTGCAACAGAGCAGGCATTTCGTGTACGCTGTGTTCTGCGGAAATTGGAAGACCTCGTAGAGGCATCTGACGGTCGGGCGAAGCCGACACCTTGGAACCGTAACGATTTCAAGATTGTCACTATCGCAGGTGGTACTCCTGTACAATTTACTACGCTGGATCGGTTAGATATTCCTGCACCGACCATACAATTGGAGACTCGTCATATTTACACTGATAGGGAAATGCAGGATTCTCTACGCAGCAGTGTGCTCACTGTGCCGTTTGAACGACTCTATGAGAATAATTTCACACAAGGGCAGATTGATTATGCACCTTTAACACGAAGTGGAACAGCCTATGTGACACGGCGTCTTGATGCGGACCATCCTGCTGCACGCATGGTGATGACATTCCGTACACAGCCCGCTCTTCTAGCCAATCAGAGATGGCAGTATACAATGGATGTGAGTGGAGGACAGGCGTATAGCGCACTCTCACTTATTATTGCGGGTCGTGACAGAGAAACATCATGGGATTCACTCGTGTGGCATGAGTTAGTGCAGCACGCAAAAGAGGAGCGCGACTCGGGATATAATATCTCTTTTATGAACTGGGCTCTCGGTGACATCGTAGGACGGACTGCTCCCTTTGCACGGCAATTGGAGGGCTCCATTAATTTTACGACGGCCGATAGGCCTACACTCTTAATTACACTAACTGAACTGCCAGGCTCACCCAATACATTTTTAGATGTCTATATCGAGACATGGGCAGCATTGGAGTTCGAAAAAGGCAGGTCTGCGCTACTGTTTGGTAATTAAGCGCGACGAGTGCGGTTCTTGCGGTTGGCCTTGCGGCCGTTGGCCTTGCGCGAGCGGCCACCCTTTAGCGCCTGCTTGCCGCTCCATAGAACACTCCCAATGCCAGCTACACGCTGCGCGGTGCCCTTCGCAACTGATTTAACACCACTCGCAGCCGCACGCGCGGCATTTGCACCAACGCCAATGCCAGATGAGGCTGTATTACTCATTCCCATGTCATAGTTCTGCTTTAACTCTGCAGCATCTCTGCCTGAGATAGTAAAGTTCGGTTTTCCAACTCTAACTATATCGACTTCAAACATACCCGTAGTGTAATTAAAATAGACCCACTGAGGCCCGACTCCAGATGCTTGCGCAGCAGTGCGCGCACCCTTCTGACGCACAGTATTTGTCCCGAATCCAAAACTCCAACCAGTTTTCTGAGCACCGGACATTCTATACAATAGTCAAAGAAATAATACTTTACAGTAGGATGAGGGATACGCTCTGGGTGGCTTTTTTATTAATACTAGTATTCGCCTCCAATTATTTTGTTCAGGTACTTGGAGACGAATTTTACAAGTCTGACCAGAAAGGTAGGATTTTTGATTTACTCCATGTAACTGTTCCCGACTTACATGAATACAAAGCCTATAACGATGTGATTATTACGCTAACGGCGCTGTCATTCTTTTTTATTCCAAACCCCATTCCGATTGTCAAAGAGTTTGCTGGAAAGTTCCTCCTGATTATGGTGGTTCGTGCGATTACCACAATCGCGACAATCCTTCCTAAGCATGATAAATGTGACACGCAAATGGGCTTACTTGATTATTTTAAGGGTAATTGCTACGATAAAGTCTTTAGTGGTCACACCGCATTTGTCTTGCTGGCTACTCTAATTTTCTGGAGACAGGGAATCATTAGTCCCGCATTCTTTTACTTTATTAATCTTCTTAATATGGCCATGATTATCTTAACGAGGTCACATTACACTGTAGATGTGATTCTTGCAGTTGTCATCACATATCTAGTGTATGACGGTGATTACCATGTCTTCACTGATTTTTTTAAGGCTGGTAAATAGGATGGAGGGGCGTAAAATACCCAGGATTACACACCAAATTTGGCTACAGGGTTGGAATGCGCTGCCGCCAAAGTTCAAAGGAAATGTTGAGAGTTTGAAGGCCTTAAATCCAGGATATACCCATATGGTTTGGGATGAAGCGAGTCTTCGCGATGAATGTAGAAAACTATTTCCAGCCGTGCTTGCAAAGTTTAACTCGCTGCCGTATCTCGTTCAGAAGGTGGACTTTGGTCGACTTGTAATTCTCTATGCGTACGGAGGTATAACTGTCGATACCGATATGAAATCTCTGAAACCAATTGACACAACTCCGAAGATTGATACGGCCGAACTCATAGTGAGTCTCTCAGCCTTTCCAGGAAATATGATAGGGCAAACAAATAATGCAATTGTCTTGGCAAAACCTAACCATCCACTGATTCTAGAACTGATTACCCGAATGACAAATTCAACTGTAAGGGAGGAGGAGTTTCTCACTAGGGAACTCTATCTAAATGGAACCACAGGACCAATTGTTCAGAATGCCTTTTTTTATGAACATAAGGGTGAAATTGTCTTTTTAGACAATACCTATTATGAACCGTGTTTCTCAGTGGACCCTGTCTGTAGACCTTCTCAAGACTCTATCATGGACCATAGACATGAAATGTCTTGGATATCACCTTGGGCTAAAGTCTTATTAAAGATTCTGATTGCACTTTTATATCTGGTACTGTGTGTTGTTCCACTTGCGCTTATTTACTGGGGATATGTACGGTTTGCCGGTAAAAAACGAATCTTTCCTACTAGGTAGAGATGTCGTTTACGTTTAATTGGGTTTCTACACCTGGTCAAAACAATAATTTTGTGAATGGTAGTATAAATGGTGGAAGAGCGCGTGCCTTTCTTGATGACGGACAAGTAGATCCATTTGATTCTCCACTCTATATCTGTATTCCGCCCATTACTTTTCAAGGAGGTAATTCAGGTGCTGCTACACTCTTGGATTTTGCTAGGACAATTGCTACATGTGGAGTATTCTCTAGAGTACAACAACCAGGACTAAACTATAACGGCAACAGAATAAGTACGGGAGGAACCTTTACATTAAATGGTAATCCATGTGGAAACTATGAGTATAATGTACTTGAAGGTGGAACTACATTAACTCAGGCATCTATAGCAACTCTATTTAGTTCAACGAATGATGTTAGTTCATGGATTGTATGTAAGGGGAATTTAACTATTGGGGCAGGTGCAGTTCTTATTCCAACTGTAAATCCAACGTATACAGCACCATCTAAAATAACTTATGCAACTCCACCTGATCCTGATGCTAAACGAAGACTCTTTATGGTAGTCTATGTGACTGGTAATTTAATTTTTGGAAATAATGATTCTACTATTTCAATGAGTGCTTGTGGAGGAAATACAAGTAGTACAGGTGCTAATATTGGAACCTTTAATGTACCGATTGCGAACAATATATATTATTATACAGGGACACCACCTGCTACTTCAGCAAGTCCAACAATTCAATCGGTGGGTGGCGCAGGAGGTGCTTCTGTAAGCTCACCTGCTAACGGACAGCCTGGAGGAAGTGGTGCTGCATTGGCAAATTTCAATTTATTATATACAGCTGGTGGAGGAAGTGGAAAACAAAATGGATCTCCAGATGGTTCATGGTTTAGTGGAGCAGGAGGAAGTGGAAGTGCTTTTTCAGGTGGTGCAGGAGGTGGTGCAGCTGCAAGAGCAACTGGGGCAACGGCTGGTTCCTCACTTGGTGGAGAAGGAGGTACTTCAAGTTCATCAGGAGGTTCAGCGGCAGGCGGAACAGGTAATCCTGGCGGAACTGGAAATACTGGCACCAATGGCCTCAATGGAACTGGTGGTATAGTTATTATTATATGTGAAGGAAGTTATATTGCTCCTGACATTGGCGATGGAAAAATATACGCAAATGGAGTAAGTAACAATAGTATTGGATCTGGTGGAGCGTCAGGTGCAGGCCTTATTGCATTCATACAATCTTCAAGTGCCGCTGCAGCTCCATCCCTAGAATCTAGTGGTGGTGTTGCTACTGGTTCAGCTGGCAGTGGCGGTAATGGTCCCACATTTAAATATGGTATTAACAGTTAATTTACATAGGATAAAGACTTCAAACGAGTCTCTTAATAGAATGGCGTCTAGGCCTCGCGGTGATATAACAACCCTAATCGATTTGGCTACCCGTGATAGTCAAGACGATTATTTCACACCGCTTAACTCTGAGACAACATGGTTCGCACGTGACCAGGAGCGACGCAATCGCCCCTTTGTGCCTGCTGTCCAGACATTCGCATTCCGTGGTCCCGCAGCCTTTGGTCAACGCTTCTCCTTTGATGTCGGCTCCATTGCCTGTGGCGATCTCCTCTTTGGGGTCTTTCTACAAGTGAAACTCGGTCACTGGTTTGACCCAACTACAGTCCTCCGTATCCTGTCTGGACGCTACCAATATGTGGACCCAAGCGGCGCCTGGTTCTATGCAAACTCGATTGGCACTGTCTTAGTCCAGAAGGCGGAACTCGAAATTGAAGACCAGATTATTGAAACTATAAACGGCGATTTTACCTTTACAGCCGGCCGTGTAATGACCGATACGAATGCACAAGTTGGAATCAATGTAGACGGCACTGGATTCTCAAATCTCGCTCGCTTGAAGTCATGGAATCCGAATCGTGTCTTTCCCACTGAAGGAGGGAAACTCATGATACCTTTGAATTTCTTCTTCAGCCGTGCGAAACTCAAGGAGGCCTTTCCACTTATTGCGTGCCGTGAAGGAACAGTTCGAATCCATATCACTCTACGGCCGTTTGTAGATTGTGTACGGGTTGCCAACGGTCTCCGCTCCTCCTGTACAAGCACGCCACTTGGAGAGACGTTCAGTTTTATTGATAATGGATTTCCCTTCCGACCCACGATTCAAATCACGGCGGCAGGTGATCCACCCGCTTTTGAAGATTTC